TCCAGATGAAGTAGCATTTAGCAAAGTAACTGTTAAAGGCGTTGAGAGACATCCAGAATTAGGTATTTCTGTAGACTTAGACAGATATTATCTTGGCAATACGAATACTACTACCTCTCGACCTTCTAATGAATGTGTGGTGTATACTGACCCAACTACGAAGAAACAGGTTGTTGGTTTACCTTATAGCATGCCGTATGATTGGAGATCTGGTCTAGTTCAATCATTCCAATATGGTAGCAATTATAATAGCCCAAACAATGTTGGCTATGATATTAAGCAATATAAGGCTTATAAGGTCACTACTTCTCCGCGTCGTTATCAGTTTGCATATTGTACTGACTGGGACTATGCAAATAGTCTGATGACTTTCATTGCATATGATAATTCTGGAAATGCGATTGAGAAGTGGACACTTAATTACTATAACTACAGTTCTAACATTTGGACAACTACTCCTATTACAAATTCGGACAGTGTCACAAAGACTGAACTTGCTACTGCTACTGCTAACATTCAATCTGAAGTTGAAGTTGCTACAGCTGGTATTCAATCTGAAATTGAGACTATAACTGGTGATTACATTCCGTATGCAGCTACTGGCGTCTACTTGCCAAATTCTAACTTTGAGATAGGAAGTGACGGTACCGCATATAAGGTCGAATCGCCTGAGTCTTATACGTTGATGTCTAACTGGATCCTTTCATATTATCTTGAACCACGCGGCGACATTGAAGCTGGTGTGTATGAATTCCGTTCAACTGGAAATACTGCAACTTACATAAGGGGATCTGGAACTGGCTGTCCAGCGGAACTTCTAAATGGTGTTCCACTCGTTGATGGACGTGCACGTGTTACATTCCCGAATCTCTCATCAGCTGATTATCACATGGAAATTGTATCCTATGACAGTGATAATAATACATGTTATGATGATATTCTTGCATATCTCGTAACACCAGCGGTAAAGTCTGAGTATGCACTTAAATCTGATATTCAGTCAGTAACTGGATTCGTAACAGAAGAAGAACTTGAGACTGTAACCGGAGATATTCAAGCAGACATTGAGACAGTATCTTCAATGATTACTCCAGAACTTCCAGTGGTTGGTGGAACTGGAATTGGTATCACTGAGACTTCAACGGAAATTACCATTGCTGTAACTGGTGATTACGTTACATCATCTGAACTTGCATCGGCTACTGCAGAAGTAGAAGCAGACATTCCTGATACTTCTAATCTCGCTACTAAGACTGAGGTAACTGCCGCAATAAATACTGTAACCGGAATGATACCTGACCTTAATGATCTCAACACTGCGGGTATCACGGATATTCAGATAGTTAACGCATTGCCTGCATCACCTGTAGCAACAGTGCTTTACTTAGTGAGGGAATAATGATTCAAGTTGGTAACAACAAGATCGGTGAAATGTACGTCGGTAGCACCAAGATAGCACAGGCCTATGTTGGTTCTACCCTCGTATTCCAATTGCCTGCTGCAGGTTACGATTCATACAAAGTCCATCTTACATGGTCTTCTAACGACAACTTCAATATGGCTGGTCTACATATTGATGGCGTTCAGGCTACTTCATCTCAAGTTACTTCCTTATGGTACTATAACGGTGGTTGGTCTGAATCGTCTTCTACTGATAGGAATACCGCAATCCAGTGGGATAATAATGACCAAGGCAAGTCATTCTATGGCACGGCCGTTGACATTAACTTCACAGCAGATGCAGTTCCTTCTACTGTTCAGGTTAAGACTGGTAGATGGTATGGTGGTGGTTCAATGACTGTAACTATGCATGTTGCTGGAGTTAAAGATGGTGTAGAGACTGACTTGGGATTTACATCTCAGACCAACAATGCAAATCTCATCTATACGGTCAACATCTAAGGAGGAATGATGCTAAAGTTCAATGGAAAGGTGATGAAATTTGGAAATGTCTGGGGATGCGCTACACCTCCAGCACCGCCTGATAAGTTAATCATTGACCTCAATGGAACCGGAAATGAACGAACAGCTGACTTCCTTTCTCAGACAAGATATCCTGGTGTATGGGAAGGCTTTAGAATCTTCGAGACTAATGATGGCGTCGTCTCTAATACTACATATGACAACTTTGTAAAGAATCTTCAAGGATTAGATTCCAACTTTACTATGTACTATTGGTTCGCATGCCATTACAATTCTACGACATATGAATGGGGTCAGGCAACATACACAGCTGACAATTCTTCACTTGTAGCAAGATCAGGTGGTTGGACAACTGCAGGTCAAGATAGTAGACAACCTTGGTATGACAAGTCTCGCTATAGAACAGTTCAAGTAAATGTATCTAAAGGCGGTGACATTGACTGGAAGTATTGGTACAATTATGATGGATGGTACGGTTCACGAATCTACTATGCTATTCCAGAACAGTTGATAACAAAGGTAATTAATCCTGCAGTATAGAGAAAGAAAGGAGAAAGAATTTATGGCAGATTATATCGTTAATCCTTCAGAAACGTTATTCTATTGGTCCGAGTCAGGTAACTACTACGCACTAGGTTCATCAAGAATGTTCCAGCCTATTCCAGAGATAACAGGTATTTATGTAGATGAACTTCCATCTGTTGCTGGTGAATTGCTGTACAATAATAATACTCCAGTACAAGTAGGTGACTTTATTCCTGCTGGCACTTCAATGAGATGGCGTGTTAAGTTACCGCCAACTGCAGAATACAGCGAGCCATTTACTTGGCATTGGGATTCCTGTATTGTAGAAGGAGAGACTTATCCTTCTGGTACAGGACTTGCTACATTTAAGACAGTAGTTCTCCCACCATCAATTAACATAAAGCGTCAATACCAAGCAAATGAGAATACTGCTACTGGCGTTTCAATTGGTACATTCTTTGTAAACGGTCTTGAGCCTGCACCGATAACAGTAACTTTGTCTGGTTCACTTGAGGGCTGCGAACTTGGTGATGAAGGATATGATCTTTCTGACTTGTTCTATCTAAATAAAGATAGTACAGATTCCTATGGCACAACAGTGTCAATCCGAGTAAAGGATGGTTCATTACTTGACTTTGAACGTCTTTATAAAGTTGCTGCAGGAAATGCAACATTCACAGCAACAATTACTGCTTCTAATAGCTTGGCTGGTGGAAGCAAGACCACGAATATTACTATCGTTGACGGCAATGAAGGTCCAATCGTAATGGAAGACCAGACGTTCAGCGTTCCAGACAGAACTTCTAATGCAACTATCCAACCTACCGGTACTATCGTTGGTCAAGTCATTGCATCGGATCCTGACATCTACAATCAGACATTTAGCAAATTGACTTACCTAATTACTGCTCAGACTGGTAATGTATTCGGAATTGATAGAAATTCTGGTGAGATCTATATCGTTGATGGTTCTGGTCTTGCTGCAGGTCAGTCCTATGAGATTACTGTAACGGCTACTGATGGTGAATTTGCTAAGTCAGCAACAATGACTATTAACATTACGAGAGGTGGTAGAATCATTACTTGGAACGGTAAGTTCATTCAACCGTTGAATCATACTGCTATTCTTAGAGTATAAGGAGAAATGAAATGATTAAATTTGGAAATGACATTGTTACTGTTGGTGGTGACTGGCTGAAGGTAATTCCAACACCAGTAAAGATTACTGAATATCCGTTGCAGCAAATAACGATTCAGAAACGTGCATCGTCAGAAATTGACTGGCATTATCAGAGAATCTTTAATGGCGTAGCTGTTCCAACTACAGATTATGCAGTACTAAAGGTAAACTGTACTGAGATGCAAGGTTCAATTAAGTTGTCAGCTGCACAAGGCAGCGGATGGGTTGAGATTGATTATACATCAAGATCGCCTCAAATTATTAACGGTGTAAATATGTGGGTTAGCAATATGATTGCTTATGATGGAACTGTAAGTGCCACGCAGGTAACGCTTGCTAATTTCCACATCATAGATCGTATCATATTTGACTTCATAAATTACAAAGTCTACTTCTATAGTGCAAACACATGTATCGCTGAAGGTTCATTAATGAGTTCAAAGTCATTCACGCCTTGGTATGTATCTTTGTCAAATAGATCTACACAATATCCAGCAACTTGCAATGTATCTGGCGAGATTTGGCAGTGCTTTACTATGGAACAGGCACTGTCAGTATAAGGAGAATTAGAATATGCAAATGAACAAAGTATGTGTCAACATTGACCAATCAAATCCTGAGCAAGGTGGCTTCACAGATGAACAGAAAGCAACTGCTCGTCAGAACATAGGCGCTGGTGATGGGAAAGTATCTTGGGTTCAGTATTCCCAAGGTCAGCCTACTCCATCAGTAGATCGTTCACCGCTTTCTATCGTGTCATCTGATACTGGAACGAGACTGCAGAATGACGATGCTAGTAAGAAGTTCTATGTTGCTCCTAACTTCAATGCCGCTGACTATGGTAAGGTTCTTCGCATCAACAAGGAGAATCAGAAAGTAATGTGGGACAATCCGCCAGTACCGCCTAAGGATGTATTCATGGAGACTAAGCGCTGGGATATGTCCAATGATAGTGGTAACAACCAGCTCGTCAAGCAGATAGAATGTCCAGTGCATAATGGTAAGTATCCTACCAAGATCATTGGATCATTTGAATGCAATCCTTCAACGGATCATAATACTCTTGCAGTACTTCCATTGAATGCGTCACTGTACCAAGGCTACAACAGCACATCAACTCCGTATGATAGCGGTCAGAATCATAACGTTACGAACTTGCTTGCCTTAGATACATCTTCGGAGAATACTCAAGGTCAGTACAACAATACTGTCTCATTCATGTTCAATAAGGTCAACAACCGTGAAGGATTTGACATGAAGTACGTTGGTATCAAAGGTGGTTACTCATCTGGCTATGGCATTCATAACATCAACATGACGTTCATCTACGAGGAGGACTAATCATGGAAGGAATAGTTACTCAAATCGTTGGTGCATTGTCTCCGTCTGCATTGCCAATAGTAGTACTTTGTCTTGGTGGTCTTTACTTATGGTTCCGCTTCGGTAGAATTGAGAAAGATCGTGAACAGACTAAGGCAACCCGTGACAAAGACTCACTGGAGATACATGACAAGTTGCTTACTCATGATTTCAAGCTCTCGAATCTTCAAGGAATTGTTGATCTACACAGAGATAAGTTAGATTCCATAGATAAGCAGCTTGCTATCGTGAATAGAGAGTTAGTCAAGTTGAATCTCAGTGTAGAACATCTGTCTGTTGCGCTCAAGGAACAGAATGAGATAATGAGGGAATCACTGAAGGAGCGTAAATGATACTCATTCATTCTAAAGAGTATCCTAACTTAGGTAAGATCTATGCTGATAACAGGTTCATCTGTTATAGCTTAGATCCTCGTGTATTGAATCCCGGAACGTATAATCTAAAGGTTACATACAGTCCCAAGTTCAAGAGAGACTTACCACTTATTACTGGTGCTACAGTTGGCCCTGAGAGAGGATTCAGACTGCACTGTGGCAATACCTTGAAGGATTCTCAAGGATGTATCTTGGTAGGTGATACTGTTCAGATTGATTCAGATGGTAATATTAAGATACTTAATAGCAAGAAGACTTTAGAACGATTGCTTAAGGAGGAATTATGTCATCTTACTATCTATTAAAGTCGCATAACATTGATGCGTGGCGTGGCGATGACACTCACATTGCTACTAAGGATATGTATGTCATTATCGGCGATGACCAGAACAGAATGTATAAGATTACTTTGAAAGCTGGGTATCGCTGTGACGGATTGTCTATTCCTTGGGCATTTAGATGGTTCCTCTCAAAGTGGGATGATAAGAACTATCTCTATTCAGTTGCTGGAGCTGTTCACGACGCACTTTATACAACAGGCGGGTGGTACGGCACATTCTGCAGAGAGCAATGCGATGATATCTTTAGATCATTATTGAGAGATGCAGGAATCTCAAGATTCAAGGCTGGAGCCGCAGACAAAGCAGTTGAATGGTTCGCCGGCGGCAAAGATCATTGGAGAAATGATAGTCTAAATAATAAGAACTTTATTGTCGTGACTTCGCAATAGACTTCCTGAACGCATTGTAGTCCATATTGCCGCCATTAGACTTATATTCACGATACTTAATTCCAATTAGTCGCTGAGCTTCTGCTTTAGCGACTTTATTATGTTCTGAAAGAGGCTTTCCTTTCTTTAGTCTTGACTGTAGTGTTCTATATTCTGCGCTCATCTTTCTGCCCTTATTTGCTGCTGATATTGCTTGTCTTGCTGCATCTGAATGAGTTCTCCCATAGAACGGATTTGCGCTTCCTGTAAGTAATTTGCCACGTTCACTATTTGCCTTTCTGTATTCGTCTGACGGATTCTTTCTGTGCAGTCGCATATGTTCATTCTGTAGCAAGAATATCAACTCAAAGTAAGGTCTATCATAGTACATCCCAAGACGGATTAAATCCTGATATGTATGGGCAAATTCACCATCTAAGGTCATCTCTAATCTATGGTGACAATCCCACATCTGATCTTTGTCCAAGATGGCTTTCTCATAGTTCTCAATCTTTGAGATATTATCTTTACAGTATTTCTTTGCATTTGATTCTTTAATCATATTGTCTCCTTATACGAGAAAGACCCCTGAGAGGCACAATCCTCAACAGGGGTCTTCTTAATTTGAAGTGAATTATTAGACTTCGTATTCTTTAGCTGCTGATCTTATTTCAACTTTGTGGTTATCTTTCTCCCACTCATCCCATTCTTTCTTGGCTTTCCCAGAGATTACATCTGCAATGCGTTGCTCTAATCGGGCAAGCCAGTAGTGACCTCTTTCTGAAATTTCTGAAGGCTTTATTGTGTTGACATCCTCAATGCGATAAAGAAAGTCACGGTCACCGCAGTATGCATTTCTGATGATTCGTTCTCGAATAGCAGGCGCATGCTCGTTCACGTCTTCTATCTCAATTAGACCATTAAGATCCAGTTCAGTTGTTTCTAACGCAACTTCATTAGTGAAGTTCGTCATTTCTTCAGCTTCTTTGTATGATATTCTTCTCATAAGTCTCCTTAGTGGTCTTTGACTTTAGTGCCATCATCATAGTACCAATAGCAATGACCGTTATTGCATTTGTGTTTGCCAGTTCTAACGCTGCCTTTAACCTTTGATTTAAATGTTTCGTAAATGTCAACGCAGTCTATGTTTACTTTCTTCACACTAACATCTATACCGTAATCATCCTTTATTGATTCATAAATACTAGCATCGTTAACATAATAAAGTCCATATCTTACTGTATCACTACCAACAATCTTTCTAACATTGCATGAATTGCGACTTGCTAAATAGTAAACACTGGCTGAGAACTCTGAATGGTCGCTACATTCTATTATGATGAACTTGTTAGTCGGCTCTTCAAAGGTATGAAATTCCGCTTTACAAGTAACATTGTCTAAATTGAAATCACTGCCATTTATTTGCTCAATACCTTCAGCAAATGTGAGAGCAGCGACGGCAAGAATGGCGATAAGAAGTTTCTTCATTGTTAGTTCCTTATTGATTTGTTACGTAGTAAATTTAACAACTTTCGCAGTAGTTGGCAACCCCAAATTGCTGAATTATTTCAGTAATAATACACTCTGTAACGTCATTTGCTGATATACTTGACAATTATACAGTAAGTACGAAATAAAGGATTCTAAGACGAATATTACACAAATAGTGTAATAAATGGACGTAATTTGCTTAATTTAAGGACCATTTCTGTGCTGCTTGCCAGATTCTGAACTGCTTCTGATCTTTCTCATAGTCAGCAATACTCTTCAGAACAGCGGGATCATTTGCTAATTCTGCATTCAAATCAGCAAATGCCTGTCTGCGAAGAGTTATGTTATTCCAATAGTTATTCCAACTTCTCATGTCAATGATAGCATAGATGTCTGTAATTCCTGTCTTGAAGCGCAGTTCGTTGAGAGTAGGATCTGGCTCATTGATAGGAAGTACGTACTTATCAACTTGAGATGTATTTGGCGGATCTATGATGATGAATGACTTAAATTCTCTGCCTTCTTTAATGTCGTGATATGTGAACTTAACGGCAATCATATACCCTCTTTCCATCAACGTATTTCCAATGCCGACCTTTCATTGCTCTACTGATAGCAGCACGGTGTTCTGCTGATGGACTAAATGTTCCATGTCTTACTCGTCCACTATTGTCTCGAGAACAGTTAGAAATTGCCATTCTCATGTTACGAATAGACTGCGGATTCCAACCTTTCTCGGAATAGTACGTCTGAACTGCGTCAGTGATACTTTGCTTGGTATATCGCTTTGTAGAACCGAACTTATGTCTAACTGCTTTGAGTGAGACAGAATAGCAAGGTGGGATTGGATCATCGCCTGTAAATTCATCGAGGAATTCCTCCACAGATGTATAGTCAACATTCTCTAAATTCCAACCGTTACGAATGCTCATCGTATGTACCTCTTGTTAAAGTTAAGAAATGCGGCCATTGATGTTATCGCCGGCCGCAAGGTGAACCTCAGGAGATTAACTATGCGAATAAGATGGTTGGGTAGTTGGAGAAACTACTTAAAGGAAACATGAAACAGGAAACCAACTACCCAACTATCAAATTCGTAGAAGTGAGTGGACCAGGAGAAAATGGCAAATTCCTAATCCACTCACTGTTGAATTAAGCAATACGGAGGTTAATTCTCTTCAGGAGCAACACCGTCCCACTTGACACGGTTGTTACAGAACTTATCTTCTGGCTTCTCCTTCTTACGTTCGAGCCAGACATTCCAATTCAATGTGCCATTCTCGAACTTGCGAGACAATTTGTTAGCAAGTTCTGTTGCGAATTCTTCATCAGAATTGGTATCTTCATCTTCTGAAATCTTCTTTGTCAACTTCTTCAAGTCTTCATTTGTCATTCCACCCTTAAGTGCGAGATAGAACAACTTCTGAACTGTATCCTTGAGGTAATCACCAGTTGGGAGGAATACTGACGTGAGCAAGCTATTTGCAGAGAGGGTAACCTTGATAGAAGTCTTACCGCTTTGTCCCTTGTGCTTCTCTAACTTAACAACCTTAGCAAGACCTTCATATTCAGCAAGCTTTGGCTTAGATACTCCGAACTGTTCGGCGTTAGTCATGATTTCATCAAATGTTGTCTTAATTGGCATATTCTTTATTCCTTTGGTCGGGTTAAATGATTTAATCGTTGAGGTAACCACCCGTTCAATTACCAACGATAACAATATAACAAATTATTTATACTTTGGCAATATTCGCAACAGAAATTTATTCTAAATGTATTTGCTCATGTTACGAATCAAATGGTCGAGTTCATGTTCTGTCCATCGTTCATTTCGTGCCTTTCTGAGTACTGAATCAAGTGTTGTCTTGTCTCCGTACTTCATGCAGCAACGTACTGCCTTGAACAGTGAGATAGATGAGTCGCCATTGCCTTTAATGTTCGGGAATGACTTCTTCAAATAATACTGTACTACGTCATAGTTAGCACACATACCATTATGATCAATCTTCTTCACAATCTGCGACTTGTCCTTTGAAGTCAAATCTCTCATGGTAATAAGTCCTTTAGCAAGTCGCCAAATTAACTTCCATGTTTCAGTGTCATGCATTATAACGTTCTCAGGCATATCGTATAGGCACTTCTGTCTAATTCCACCAGTACGAATTGCTCCAGGTCGACGAGTCAATCTTGCTGGATTTGCACAAGCCTTGTCTGCTTCATTGTTGAAGAATAACTTGTTGCACGCTGCCCAAATTTCCTTATAGTACTTTCTACAATAAGGTTCCAATGCCTTCTCAAATTCAAGGATTACATGAACTGACTTTGAACCTGAGAATGTAGCACGTACAGCAACTTCATCTGCTCTAAGTGAGTATGCACGATCTTCCTGTTCTTCCAAAGGCGTATTGTCGCATTCAAATAGGAAACGTGTATGGTACAAACAGTTAGAGTCATTTCGTGATGACAGATCTTTAAGTTCATTTAGAACTTCAAATTCAAATTCACCATCAAATTCTGGACTGCATAATGCATAAAGATTAGCGTATACTTTCATTAGTCATTTCTCCTATATAATGTCTCAAGTCCAATCATTCGCTGAAGTACATGCTTCATTGAAAGTGTCATGTACTTCTCGTATTGGTTGTATGTAGCGATCTTATCCTCAAGGTTCATTCTCGAGAAGTTGAATAGAAATTTCTTATCGTTCATTTGCGACTCCTTCAGGGTAATAGATGAACTTGCGAAATTGTCCACAACGTTCACGTTCAATTCGCATTGGTACTTTAATTTCTTTGCCTTCTGCAATCATCTTTGAAAGTGCAGCAGCAAGATACAGGACAGGAGGCACAGACTTATTCTTATCCTGTTCCTTAGACTCATTCGGAATAACAATGCTAGAAAGATCCCCACCGTTATCCTTTATTATATGGGCAATAATGTTACAAAGATGCATTTGATTCTCGCCGGCGTAATACTTTGGGGACCAACGTTCAACAGCACGATAATTGTCAAGAAAGTGCTCAATGATGACCCAGGATTCTTTGCCACCAGTCTTTGTTGTTCGCTTATCAAGTTCAATAGAATGAATGATTGACTTTCCATCAAATTGACCATTTGCTGGCAAATCTGGATGATATGAGCAGATCGGTTTAATAAAGCTATTTATGTCCATTAATTCCTCCTGCATTATTCATAGTCAATTTCATTAGTCGCTACGTGTTTAGTATGCTGACTAATATTGCTATCATTCTTTGTATTATCTGATAAGCGCATGTATCTAAGTACAGGTTTCTGCTTTGAAGAATCAGATGCAACGAGTCCTCTTACTTTACTCTTTGTCATTCCCTGCTTAGTAAAGTGAGTAATGACATCGTTAATCTTAGCACTTATGCCGAGAGAATTTATCTCATCCTTCTTAACTGCAATGTATTTGACCCAAATCTGTCTGATTTCATCAATAGATACGAAGTCAGAAGAATTGTCTGTCTTAACAAAGCAGCTATCAAAGAATTCGTCATAGAATGATTCATCGTCTGTAGCAATATCCATAGTATTCTGAGCAATGTTAGACACATCAACAGTAGCGCCACCTTTGCAGAGCTTATCATAAGCAATCTTGCATTCATACAAGAATTCTGGTAGCGACTGTCTCAATCGTTCTTCAAGTTTAGCATCGCCATGAACGATTTCAACACCATTACTATATGTCTTGACTTTGCCGTTCTCATCCTTAGTAGTAATTTCTGCCTTAGCTTTAGCGTTCATTATCCATTTAAGAATGATAACACGTGAAATTTCATGCAACGCAGAAGTATCAATATTAGGAGCAAGATTTGAACCAATGATGATCTTGATATTCGGTCTGTAGGTAAATCCTCTTAAGCCTTTAGGTTCTATAGGCATAGGATCTGAACCAGTAAGCGAGTGTAAAGTTGATGTCTTAATAAAGTTGGGGTTCTTGCAGTCGCCCCACAACAGTAATCGCTTATCATAGTATGAATATGCATCAAATCGTCCGCCGATTGAATTATCTGTCTTTGTAATAGCATAGACAAGATCATTACGAAATAACGGTTCAAATACGGCATTCAAGAAAGTTGATTTACCACTGTGTCCATGCGGGTCATAAAGATACAGGATTTGACGACCTTTGTTATTGTCATCATATACGCCATAAATCCATGCCTTCAGTACATCAATTTCATCTTCTGTCAATCTGTTACGAAGAAATTCAGTAATGAATGAATCGCTTTCAGGCTTGACCATCTTGATTCCATCCAACTTATGGAACGAATAGTCGTCTTTAGAAAGTGAGTATGGCTTAATGTCTGCTGTATCAACTGTATTAGAAGAATCCTTCAAAGCAAAGATATTATTTGTCAATGCTTCAAAGATGTCAATTTGTTTGCCATTCGCTGAGAGAGCAATCTTGCTACCTTCACATGCTTCATACTTTACCTTATCATCTACTGCAATATAATTCTTACCATAAGCACCAACTCTATCTGCTTGCTTACGAATAATTATCGGAAAGAATGCCTTTAATTCCTTGTGCATTTCATTCAAGATCTTTGCATTAAGCAATTCCCCATGTCGTTCATCTGTTGAATAAGTTACATATTCATCACCATATAACATGTGAGACTTAATCAACTTGATGAGATTTGGTACAAGATGCGGAAGATTTGATTCTAGCCAAAGGTCATTCAGCTTACCTATAGCAGTCTGTTCAATCTTCCAAATGATATTTGTCTCAGGATTACGAAGGAACACAGAGTTCTCTTTAGCGTCTTTACTGAACAGAAAGTATTGCTGAATCTGCTTATCAATATCATTCAGCTTGGTGGTGTCTCGGAATTTATCTGTCTTAAGCGAAAGATTTGCTTTATTTGGACCTTCTTCGAAATTTGATTGTGCGGTCTCAGGTTGTACGAAACTGATTGTTCCATTCTCACCAGTAATTGTGGTGTTCTCAACTTCATTTATGTCAAACGACATTGGATTCTCCTAATATAAGAAATGCAGTGAGCTGTCGGAGATCCTAGTAGAGACAGTCACTGCGTAAATGTAAACTTAACGTGTATTTCCAGGATCTCGTGTAATATTTATAACTTTACATTTCTGCAAACTTCATAAATACTGCTAATTTGTTCAATTAACGAAATAAATTTAACAATTAGTTTGCCGTTCGTTGGGCTCGCAAAGTTAATTCTTTCTCTGGGTCAGCGCTAAATAAAGGTCAAATTTGTTACTAGTGTTCCTCCTGTTCCTCGTGTGTTCCTCGGACCCAGGAACAGGTAAATCGTCAAATTTGACGTAATTTGCATCAATTTATGCAGTTTAGTGACAATTTCTGACTCTGTTCCTCTGTTCCTCCTATTTCTTAACTTCAATTTAAATTGTCTAAATTATTGATTGATTAAATTATTCTTCTCTTTAACTCAGCAATAGGAATAACTGAGGAACAGAGGAACAGAGACAATTTCTGACAATAAATTAGTGAAATTACCTCAAATTACGTCAATTTAGCCCAAATTTGTGTTCCTCAGTCAAAGGAACAGAGAAGGAACACAAGGAACAGAGTGGGCATATAAATACTGAGAAAGGAGTAATCAACATGACTGATACAGAATTGACCGCAAAGCTTGCTGAATTGGAGAGCAGAATCTTATATTTGGAACAGCAACAGCAGCCCTTTCCCTTTGGTACGTGGAAGGAATATCCACCGACACAGGGAGCACCGCAAGCATACACTGACCAGATGACACCAAGTTACCACTGTACGTATGAACATCCATAAATTTCTGATACATAGAAATGACGTTCGCTATCCTAATGATGCGATTACGTTCTTCAATGACAAGCCTGAGATTGGTATGATTGCCAAGTTCAGAGATGTACTGACATTTGCTAAGCAGTACAAGTATGATGTAATTGAGATCATGCAGGCTAGACGCCATCTCATGTACAAGATTGATGATGCAGTAGCATATCCAACTAATCTGATAGTACATGCTTTACATCAGTCAGAAGAGAACATGGCTGACCAGTGGAATACATGCTACCCAGAACAGAAGGATCTATTGCTGAAAGTAGAACAGTCTATGCTGGCAAAGTATCCTGAAATGCAGTCAGTTACAAGATGGTTCAACACGCATAAAGTGATATTTCCTCACAATATCTGTGTAATTTCCGTTCCATTCTTTGAAATGTACGTAAATTGGCTAGAATCTGTCTTGGAAATCTCTGAGATTCCCGGGAAAGATAAGTTGTCTGACTTAATTGCAGAACGACTTTGGACAATCTGGTGCATTTACCAACAGAATAAAGGTGCAAGACTCATATCTGCTAACACGAAATGCTATGACAAGGAGACTGGTAAAGTAATCTCGACTACTGATGGTCTATGAATATCTACTTATTTACATATAGAAGGAGTAAATATGAAGAAAGAAAGCAAAGTAGAACAGAAGATTGACTACAAGGATAGTTCATTGCATCAGGATTTCGCCGAGATTAAAGTATTGCTCAGCATTCTGATTCGTGACCTTGATACAGTAACGAAGTTGATGAAGATTCGTTCAGGAGTTGACGTATGACATTACTAGAATGGACAAAGGATCTGCTCAAAGGCGGCGTTGAATTGTTCGCTGATGAGAAAGAGATTCAAAGTAAGAACGGCGCAGTACTTAACAGAGATTGCCGTAAGTTAAGAGAAGTATCATTGGGAGTAATTTCAACTTCCAATGCTGAAGAATGGTATAGAATATGCCGTCTCAATTCGCCAGTTGGAACAGTAATTGAACCGTACATTCCAAGTGTATGGGAAGATCTCTACAATGACACAACTGCCTTAGTACGAAATGCACTGACCAAGTCGCTCGTTGATGAACGTTCTGCAAAGTCAGCAAGTACTCTATTGAGTATTCTCTCTAGACGTGACAAGGAACATTGGTCTGAAGATAAAGGCAAATCTATTACTGCTGAAGCAAAGGACACAGAAGGCAAGTCTATCAATTTGACATTTAGTGTAAAGGAATAGAATGGAACTACAGCTATCAAGATGGCAGAAGCGATTCATGGACAGATTCAATGATGATCTGACTATTGCATGTACTGCTGTATCTGCCGGTAAGACAAGAGTACTAGCTATGTGGTTAGTGCTTCAGTGCATACAGAAACCTGGCATTCGTGGTATCATGATTGCCCAGAATTATCGTGCATTGACGAAGGTATTGATACATGACATACAGGCATTTGCTCAACAGATTCAGTATCCAATAGATTGGAACAAAGGTTCTCAGGAAATTCACTTTCCAAATGGATCCGTGCTATTTGGATATTCAGCCGAGAATCCGAACTCAGTGTTGGGTCTTTCTGAAATCTCGATCTTAGCCGTCGACGAAGCAGCATACTGTAATGAAGAAATCTACAACTATTCTCGTGACCGTATGCGTGGTGGTGTATATCCGCCAATGGTTAGACTTATCAGTTCACCATCTACTATGGGTCGAGTACAGAACTGGTTCAGCGCTATCTGTAAGAAGTATCCTAATAAGGTAATTACAGCTACTTACAAGGACAATCCATTTACATCTGATGAGTATAAGCACGAACTTGAGGAACGTTACGGAATTGGTACGAATCTATTCAGACAGCAGTGCTTGGGCGAAATCTTTGACACAGACATTGCTTCACAAATCATATTCCGAGGTGAGTTCCCTACATTCAAGCGAGACGATAATTCTGGTCTATACTTCCTTGGGTATGACGCTGCTGGACTTGGTGCTGACTTCAATGAGATCGTCATAGTTGACAAGTGTGGAATGGTTGACTACAAGGAGATGCGTGAAGCAGATACATTCCAGATAGTTGACGCAATCAGTACATATCATGGTAAGTTCAACATTCAGAATATGTTCGCTGATGGAACTGGCGGATATTCCAAAGGACCATGCGATGTAGCGAAAGACAAAGGACTTGACATTACAGGCATTAACTTTGCTCAGAAAGCATTTGACTTCAATACATATCCAAATGCTAGAACAGAGATGTACCTTGAACTAGCAAAGGCAGTAAAGCAAGGATTCTGGGTAAATGACATCGTTAAGGAAGAGATGCTTGCTCAAGCTGTTACGATTAACGGCCGAGGTCTTCAAGCACTGGTACCTAAGGAAGATGTCAAGAAAGTATTGGGACACTCGCCTGACCTTTGTGATGCTGTTGCGTTGGCGGTATATGCTATGAATCATACCGATCCTATACCTGGTAAGATGAGTCAGAAAGAGATGGATAAAGTTGCAGAGGAGTACTTAGCATGGCACGATTATCTGTAAATGGAGATTTAACATGACACATGATTTCAGCGTAGTATTTGATACTGACAACCCTTTATGGCAGCGAGTATTAGAGATATTTGATAAGAACGAGAAGTATGATAAGAAAGTAGTCAAGAATCGTAATCTCCATCATAAATTCCCTAGATCTTTCTCAAAGGCATTGGGTGAAGAAGTGGATAACGACAAAGACAATCTAATTTCTCTTTCATTAGCGGACCACTTTCTGGTACATTACTATTACTATCTACTTGCAAAGAAAGGCTATCGTCAATCAATGGCGCTTGCGTTTAGAATGATGGCAAGGAAAGGAATGAAGTATATTACTCCTGAGACAGCTGAAGCAATGGCAAAGGACTATGAAGATGCTGTTGAAATTTCAAGACAATTTGTTTCAGCTGCAAATAAAGGAAAGATATTTAGTGATGAATATAGACAGAAGTTGTCAGAATCACATAAAGGGCATGTTGTCTCAGATGAACATAGACAGAAGGTAGCAGAATCACTGAAAGGCAAGCCTAAATCAGCTGAACATCGTAAGAAGTTGTCCGAGGCAAGGAAAGGAAAGATTCCTTGGAATAAAGGAAAGCATGACATTTATTCAGAAGAAACTCGTAAGAAGATGTCTGAATCACAGAGCAGACGAACGCAGACAGATGAGACAAGACAGAAGATATCCAATGCATTGAAAGGAAAGCATTGGAGCATAGTAAATGGAAAGCGCGAGTGGAACTAATTATCTGTTAGGAGGAAATATTAATGAATAGCGCTCGTGAGATAATAAAGGAATCATGTTGCAGAATTAACATTGTTCCTAGACGACAAGCCGTCCCAGGTGATATCATGGAAAGTGCCTATAAACTTCTTAAGGGGATTGTAGCCAAATATAACATGGACAATCTGCTAGTTTGGACGCAGAACAACATTGTAGTTCAGAATAGTCAGAAGATTCATATCTATGACGAATCTGATACATTGAGCGAACGACCTGACTATGATAAGATGCAGCATGTACATCTCGTAAATGTAGCAAGAATCAACAGCATCTATCTGCAGACAGAATCAGAAGAACTACATGCAAAGTTGGAATTTGTACCCGCAAGTGACTTTGATAAGTACTCAAGCGGTTCAAGAGTATTTACTTATACTCAGAAGTCAGAAGGCGAATGGCTTATTGAGATTAAGCCGGTAATCAGCAGAATGACAGGATATGAACTGAAGATTCACTACAATGAAGGCATTGACTTTGACCTTGATACAGAACTGTTCATTCCTGACAATTACGTAGAATTGCTTATTGTTGCCCTTGCTCATAAGCTCGCATTGCAGTTCCCTAGATTGGATGACGCTCAAATGAGCAGATTGGAGAATGAAGTAAGAGTATTGGTAGACAACGTTCGAACGCCTAAGGCTGAAGACAGATTGATTGCTCGTTCAGATTACTTCGGTTACGGTCACCGATTGACTCAAGCAGAACTTCAAGCAGGTACTTATCTTTAAGGAGGACACATGGCATCTCAATGCAGACTTGTTGAGAACATTGCTGGTTCTATTACGAAGAGCAACCTAGTTAAAGTTGGTCTTGGCGAATCGGTGAACATGTTCCTTGAACGACAGAACGCCAATGAGCATTCTTGTTCTATGGTAATGAGAACTGTCCAAGGCGAAGTAAAGGCAGCCGATATTCCGGGTAAGTGCCGTGGTATGTACCGAGTATCAAGAGGATTGGACAATAAGCCAGTTCTTTATGCTGTATATGACAACGATCTTTACTTGATTACAGAAGAACATAGAGTACATCGCATTGCAGAAATTCCATCAGTTGGTACAGAATGCCACATGACAGAAACTGGTGGATATGGAAGTGCTCACCCACATTTGGTAATCGTTGATGGATCTGCTGTCTATGCAGTCAATACCGGTCTTTCTGTTGGTGACCAGCAAATGGACTTCAGAACTATCGCATTGCCTAACAGAGTAAATTCCAATACATTGATTCATCCGACTCATGTTGCTTACTTGTACGGTTACTTGATTGTCAATGACGCTGGTACAGACGCATTCTATACTTCATATCAGTATCCATTTGAGATTGAAGATTCAGAGGATCCAGCATTCTACCTTAAGCGTGAACAGTTCATTAACTGGTGGATGAACCTAACTGATGAACAGAAAGAACAGTATAAGAGCGGTGAATTGAGCAACCCAACTTATCAGGAATTCATTGATGGTACTGCTGACGATACGCCTGAGAAGTATGACGTATTCCGTATTGGTACAGTTGAATACGCAAAGTATGGATTCGTTACTTACTCAGAATGGTGCCCAGACAATACGATTGCCCTCTGCTCTAACGGTTCAAAGCTCTATACATTCGGCGAACGTTCATGGCAAGTATTCTCATATAATGATGACAAGAACAATCCGTTCTCATCACCTGACAACGCAGCTGGTAACATCGGTATCAAAGCACCGAACTCACTTGCAATGCTAGGTAATTCAGTACTTTGGTTGGGATCTTCTGATATTGGCGATAACGGTATCTTCATGATATCTGACACTACTATCAAGCGAGTATCAACTCAGGACATTGAACGTGAGATTACTCAATTGAAGAATCTCGATAATGCCTACAGTTCAATCTGGCAAGAACATCAGCACGTATTCTACAGCATTACATTTGAAGATAGTCAGAAGACATTTGTCTATGACATTAATGAAGACGCATGGCACTACAGAGCATCGTATGACAGCAAGAATTACTTGACTTACTGGAAGTACAATCACGTAACATTTGCTTATGGCAGACAGTATGTTGGTACTAAGGACGCTCTTTGCTATATGGATGAGAATTGCTATACAGAACATGACGGTACATGCATTTACAAGATGAGACGTGGTTCTGTATTGACTTCTAATGACCAACCATTCTACATTGATATGCTCAGACTGATATGCAATAACGGTCAGCATTCATTCAATGACCAGTATGCAGACTTGGAATTGAATCCTAGAGTATCATTCAGATATTCATGGGATGGCGCTACGTTCAGTGACTTCGAGGATGAATACCTTGGTAAGATTGGTCAGTATGAATATGATACTACACTGTTCGGTTGCGGCATGGGAAGATACTTTACTTTGGAAGTATCTACTACTGAGAATGTGCCGTTGGCTATTGAGAATCTTCAGATTAAATGGTCACCTTGCTCATTGATGTAGAGGGAATATGGACATTAAAGTAATTCGCTATGACGAATCTAACCAGAATATAGAGGCACTTAAAGGTCAGTATGGACAATACGGTGACAAGAAAGGCTCGTTCACCGTTGTCAAGAACCTCCTATTCGTGAATCTGTATTCTGGTGCAGTGTATCAGAATGAGAAATTGCCTTCTGTGTATGATGGATTCCTTACATGCTCAGATGGCACTATCATTGAAGTAAAGAATTCCGTCCTGAATGCAAAGCTGGATAAAGGCGTTACTGCCTTTGGAGTGCTTGTCCTTCAGAAGTGGAATTAGACACCTATTTATGAATTAAAGAAGGAGAATACAGATGATTCCTTTAATTGCCGCAGGTATTGCAGCAGCTGGTTCACTTGGTGGATCTATCTATTCCTCATATAAGCAAGGTGAGGCTCAGAAGGCAGAACTCCAAGCAAGAAAGGAAGCCGCTGCTGAATTGAAGAGACAAGGCCAGATCACGGATAATGAATATAGCAAAGTGATTTCCGACATTGAGAAGTACTATGCTAACCGTGGTAGCCTTGGTACTCAGAATGACGTAAATGAATATAAGCAGGCACTTGCTGAATACAATCCTGAAGATTATGCAGCAACTGACCCGGGATTTAACTATGACAAGACGAAAGAAGACTTCATTAATCCCTATTACAGCAGAATCATTGGCGACACTGCTAATCAGATCCAGCATAGTGCTGCTGGCGCTGGACTTGGCAGAGGTACTGGCGCTGCTCTTAATATAGCAAAGGGAGTTAGTGAGAAGTCTGACGATCTGTACAGAACAGCAATGAGTGACTATACTCAGGATAAGCAATTTGCATATACTCAGTATCAAGATGCTCTCCGCAATGCTCAGAACAGACTTAACGCTATTCGTCAGGGTACAGAATATAAGATGGGACTTCAGGGCAACCTTGCTCAGGATTACTTTGCTAATCAGGACGCTCAGATGAGTGACGTAATGAAGGCTCAGCAAGATCGCTTGAACGCTCAGACGCAATATTCTATGGGCATGGCTGGTCTCTACTAAGGAGGAAATGATGTCAATTTACGATGGAAATAGAATAAATTACGGCTCTGCTATTCAGGCTATGATTCAGAATGCAGAACGTGGCGGACAGATTCGCTCTAACTATCAGAAGCAGCAAGGCGAACTTTGGGGCAATACTATGAAGGATTTGTCTGGTGCCTTTGCTCGTGGTCTTATTGCCTACAATCAGATGAAAGAACCGACTAATGATTATTCAGAAGCAATCGAGTTGCCTGAAGGTGCAGAATATGCTAAGATTCCTGGATATACATATAGTACGCCAGTGAATGACGAAGCTGATGCAGAAGAATATCTCAAGTTCGTTAAGGCAATGCAAGGTCTGTTCGGTCCCTATGCTGTAGTAAGAGGTACATACAAATGATGAATGAATATGATATTGCCCTTGGTCTGCAAGATCTCAAGACAGATCCTCGCTTTGACATGGCTACTTTGAATTACATCCTTACTGGAGATAGAAGTGGCTATGATGTCATTGCTCAGACAGCAATGCAGAAGAAGCAGATGGAGAATGCTCAAGAACTTGCCAGAGCACAGAAGCTTGCTGAAGAAGAATACAAGAAGGACGAACTTCAGAAGAATTTGCGACTTGCTGATGCAGATTTCTTTGCAGCTCAGACAGCATTGCAGAAAGATCCGAATAACGCAGTACTTCTTGCTAACTTCAATCGTGCTAAGGCTAACCGAGAATATGCAGAACAGAGAGTTGGCAGACAGATACCAGAAGCAGTTCCTGCTGCTCAGCCTGCAGAAGTTGCAGAACCTGCTGCACCTGTCATAAATGACAGTCCTGTCATGACTAATCAGGAATTGACTGCTAACATTGAAGAAATCCTTAAAGGCGAACATACTAATGAATCTGCTGCTAAGGCTAATGAATTGATTGGACAGCTTGGTGACCCTGCTTTGCAAGAACAGTATAAGCAGAAGATGATTAACCGTGGTAAGACTAAGGAACAGAAAGCTGCTGATGCTGAGGCAAGAAAGATTCAGGCCGCTAAGGAACTTAAGGAAGCAAATATTCTGTTCCAGAAGACAAAGAGATTCGACAACACGAAATATGTCAGAAAGTACAAGGATGGCAAGGACTATCTTGTTCGTAAGGAGACGAAATGAGTGATGAACAGATAGAAAGATTGAAGCAACAACTGGATGCGATTGACCAAGGGTTAACCGAGCAATTCAGTGCTGCACCTGACAAGGAGAAATGGCTAGTAGATAATGCTGGCAGATTGGAAGGCTATTCTGATTTCACTGACAATTACAAGAACATTGCAGATTTCATTGGTGACCGTAATACTCGCCTTGCGAATTTCTACAAGGATATGGAAGGCAAGGAACCGTCAGAAGCAAGACTGTACTCATTTACGAATAAGAATCCTGACATTTCTGCTGATGACGTAAAGCAATGGTTCGCTAAGACAAATAACTATAAGGAAGATGAACTAAAGCAAAGAGAATATGACTATCAGAGAGCAAAGCGTGCTGATGAAGTAAAGAATCTCGGATTCATCAAGAATCTGTTGACTTCTGATTACTCTAAGCAGCGTTACATCGATGATCCGACTACTTCTGTGCTTGGTGGTTCACAGTTCAATCCTTACTCTTCTGAAGGTCAGTCAGAATTGAGAGACCAGATACTTGGCGCTGCTGGTGCTGTAGGTGACGCTCTTCCTGGTGCAGGATCGTTCGTTGGTCCAGCAGTTAGAGGTGGTCGTGATGCCTATCATAAGTATTCAAATGAGAAGTACAAGCCAGAAGGTTCTGTATTGAGATCATTGCTTGGTGATATGATGGTCAATGCTGGCGTGGAATATATGCCTACTTTGATACTTAACAGAGCAAAGAAATTTACTGGTAATGTCGGTAGAGGTGCTAAGTATATTGGTGACATCGTTGAGACTAACAGAGTAATGAAGAATGATGAATTGCTAAATCAGTCACACCGAGCTATGGACGATATGCTTAACGCAAAGATCTATGATGACAATACCATCTACAACAGCATTCGTTCATTGCCAGATTCTGAGTACAAGTCTGAATTGCTCAACAGTCTCAACCTTGAGAAAGGCGGATTCCGTGACGCAATCATTCCAGTTCAGCGCAAGTGGAGAACAGAATTGTCACCTGATGTACAGAATGCTTGGTTGACCGTTAAGGAGAAAGGCTATGAAGTACCATCTCAATCTTCAAAGCACTTCCTTGACAAAGTATACGCACCTAAGTTGAGTGGAACTCAGAATAAGATTGCTGCTATCCTTAGAGCTGGTGAGAATGTCGGTCCTGCTGCTGTGAAGATTACTTCTACTCCTGAACGTACTGTTGAAGACAATACACAGTCAAGAAAGGATTGGTACAAGCAGAACTATGCCCGTGACTGGTCTATGGGATTCAAGCCAAATGAGAAAGAAGGCGACCCACTTTGGGAAGCATACAAAGAATGGTTAGAAGGAAAGTAACATGCGTCAATTCGATCTATGGAATAGATATAAAGACAATAACGGTAACCCGCTACATGGTGCCGTGCAGTTCAATGTAAAGGATGGTAACACGCCTGCTCCTATCTTCAGTAGAGACGGAACAGCACTGAACAATCCGATCCTTACAGACATCTATGGTAGAACTGCTCAACAGGTATTCATTAAAGCGGATGTTACTGCTTATTTCTACAAGTACATTGGTCCAGGTTCATTCGAGAATCTCCCAGCCAATGGAATTAATGTCAATGACCCTGCACTTTGGGCACTTCAGTTCTCATGCGACAACGTATTCAGTGGAGAACAGCATATCGTTACAGATTCTGCTCCTAACGTCGGTACTATTGCAGAATTGAGAAGCACAGATATTGATACTATCGGTGAGACAGACGGTGAGAAAGTAATTACTTTGCTCGGTTACAATGAGATTGGAGATAAGGAACCAATCAATTACATTTGGGACGCAGAATCTCAAGTTAATGACAACGGTGGTTCTGTGATTAAGAATGACGACTTGATTACTGGTCGTTGGATCATGGTTCAGCCTACTGAACATTGTGACAGCAGACACTTTGGCGTATTCCCTCAAGATTCGTCTAACTGTGATGACCAGTCATACGGTATCACAAAGCTCTTCGAGTACTGCCTTGAGAAAGATATTCGTCCATTCTTCAATGGTTCAGAAGATTTCCGTTGGTTCAAGTATCATGACATTAACGTTCAGGCAACAGTAATTGATGTTACTGACTCGACAAGATTCAATGATTCAGGATCCAACGAGATTACTGGTGATTGGAACGGCAATCCTAAGTTCGTGAACAGAAGCACTTCTCTCACGGCTAAGTTCATCAAGACAAGCTGGAATCCACTTACCTTTACAGGATATGATAAGTTAATCATTGACGCCTTTACTCCTCAGTTGAACTTCGAGAACGCTGAAGTATATGTCAATGTAGATGTAACGAATAAGAGGTTCGTTAACTGCAAGATTCATTCCGATGAACATATCGGTTCTGGCTGTGAAGTAGTTGAATGCGACATTACTGGTCAGATGTTCAATGATTCATTTGACGCAGATGGACATGTATATGACTGTCGCTATGACATTGATGACTTCAAAGGCAAGATGGATCTGTACAAAGTAATCCGTTGCTCAACTGACAGTAATCCATTCTTTGACTATCGTAACTACGTCAATGTGGGTATGCCTTATGCAGTCTGTGAAGCAAATAAGATTGTCAATGACTCGGTCTTCGTGGACAATCTCAAGAATGCAATAGACACATTGGTAGAACTTGAGCAAATTCCTTCTGTACAGACAATTACATTGGAAGACAGCACAGGATACTATGCAGCTCCTACTGGAACGGTTCTTCACTTGAAGTCATGCGTTGCTAAGGTTAAGTTGACAGATGGAGTAACACTTATAGCAGAAGATTCAACGATTGACCTTGATGAATCTGTGCCTGAAGTACTTCCAACTATCAGTCTTCGTAACTGTACTTTGACTGGTCCTGGTTCATACAGACTTGCTAACTTCTCAGCCTATGACAGCACAGTTGCTACACTCATTACAGCTCAGAATACGTTCTTGAAAGGATGCCAGATTAACAGTGCTTATACACTGATTCCTAAGGCTGGTGTTGCTCGTACTGCAACGTACATGGGTGAGTCTGTTACTGTAGACCAGTTCATTACCGGTTACATTGACAGCAATATCTTCAATGCTAAGTTAATCATTGATGGTCAGGATACTACTGCAGACCATGTATTGGTAGACGGACTTGTCATTAAGGACAACCGTTCAAATGCAGAATCTATCAATGCTTGGGAAATCAAGAGAAAGGGCGTAATGAATTCTGACAGACAGAACACATACTCCTTTACAGGAAATACTGGTGGATTTGTCTGCAAGATGACATTGAACCATGTACCTGTTGAAAGAACGAATTTCCCATCAGCAAATGGCAATCTCTGCGTTCCTCAGGATCCAACTATCCAGGGCGAGGCATACGTTGGTACATTCCAGTTCGCAACTAATCTAACTGGCGATTCGGAAGACCCTAACTATGTTGACGATTTCAGTAAGTACTTTACGACAATGAGAATGTTCGTAATTGGACAGTATGATGCTGAAGTGGATCTCGAGTTCACAGTACTTGAATATCCTAACGATGGCACAGACAATATCAAGATTCAGCCTAACCAAGTATACTATACTGCAGGTCAAGGAACTAAGCTCAACTGGCTTGTAACTCCATCAGTAGTTCGTGCTCACTTGTCAACTGACTCTAAGTACTCAACGATTGACAACACAAAGAACTTTGTCATTGCAGACCTTGGTAAGCAGCCAGGACAAACTGAAGAATGGCAGATTCGTAACTTTAACCTTGGACAGCTAGGAAAGGTACCAGTTACTGACTATTCATATGCCTTGAGACTCGGTATCAGACAGTTGGACAAAGACTAACCTATTTATGAATGGTAAAGAGGATTTATGGAAGATTACGAAATCATAGAACAATGTAATGAGTTCCTAACGAAATCAGACGCCCGCTACAATGTTACTATCCAGCGTGCTGTGAATGACATGAAGCGATATTCTGGCGACTTCTGGGACAAGGAATACATTAAGACGTATAAGAGAAAGAAGAGAGTTAATCTTGCATTGAACAACTGGAATCCTATGGTCAATGCAATCTCTTCGCCTATCTCTAACTCACCATGGCACGTTGAACTCACGAACAAAGATGATCCAGCATTTGAGCAAGTTCAAGAAGGAATTGATGCCATTGAAGCAGATACAGATGTAAAGACTGCTATCGTTGATGCATTCCGTAAAGCAGTACTTACAGGTTACGGATTCCTTGTTACTACTACGGTAGAAGATGAATTTACAGGCGAACCGAAGATCTGTGTAGAATCTGCATCTCACATTGACGCAATCGCATTGGATCCAAATGTACTTACAGTTGATGCTTCTGACGCTGAAGAAGGCGCAGTAATCAACGTTATGTCATTGAAGAAAGCAAAGCGTCTCTATGGTGATGATGTTGTGCCTATGACATATCCTAACGCTCAGTGCATGATTAACTTCGGTCAGTTCACTCAGTGGAATATGCCGGAAGATTCTGTTGCATGTATCTCGTACTTCACAAAGAATGCAAGTGGTACAGTTGATTACTACAAGATCGTTGGTGATAAGATTGTAGATAGAGCGACATTGCCAATTAAGTTCATACCTATCATCAGATTGGCTGGTAACGAGATCTTCGAGAATGATACATTGAACTACAACGGAATCATTCAGCAGACCTTGCCTTTGGAACTTGGTGCTAACATTGCTTATTCTTCACTCATTGAACGTGTCGGTCGTTCTGCTAAGGCTAACTACCTTATCAACGTAGATGCAGTAATGCCGAAGAACCTTGCTCAATGTAATGAAGATGATACCGCTGCTGTGCTTTGGAAAGGTGAACATCAGCCAGTACCTCTCGTTGAACAGTTCCAGACCGGTGACCTTCAGGCTACTATCTCTACTTGCAGAACATTGCTTGAAGATACTGTAGGCGTGCCGATGACAGGAATCATTGACCAGAGAGAAAGAACTGCGACAGAGATTCTACGTCAAGAGACAAGCAAGGAATCTAACACAGCGTCTTACTACAATAACGCTTACAAGGCAATCCGTACTCTTGGTAGAATATTCATTGAATTGCTCAACAACGGTGTAGACTTGAAGTTCACATTGGAGAACGGACCGTCTGTCATTACTCGTGAAATGAAGGCTCGTCAAGAACTCTCTGCTATGGGAACAATCATGCCTGATGAAATGAAGCCAATTCTCGCTAAGTACTTTGCAGATACTCTCAAGAATGAACTTGGTACAGAATTGTCGGACAATATCGTTGCTAACCTTCCACCTAACGTTCAGTTCGTATCTAAGGACCAAGACCCTGCTGCAGTTCATACTATGAAGCAGATGCAAGCAGTAATGGATGAGACAATGACCGAACTCGAGAAGAGCAAGGCTGAAGCAGCAGAATTGAGACAGCAGTTGAATACTTTGCAGATGAGCATGCTTAACAACCGTGAACAGAGAATCCTTGACTTCAACAAGTTCAAGATTCAGGAACAGGATAAGATGATGCTTGAGACTGCTAAGCTAGAACAGAACGGTGTAAAGATCGAGACTGACGCAATGGCTAAGCAACAGGAAATGAATCTCAAGGCTGCTGAATCTGAAATGGCTAAGGCTCAGAATGAGACAAATACTGAGATTCGTGAACAGGAAGCCTACGTTGCTGGTGTTGAAGACGCTGTTAACGATATGATAGGAGGATAAGATGCTCTTTAACATATTGACTGGACCTAACTACAGTTACAATGCCTTGAAGTCAGGTAACCCTCTTGCTCGTGAAAGACAGACTGAGAGGGAACATGCTGAACTATTGGATCCAAGGAATCTGCCTGACTATTACGATCTTGTACTTGCGGGTATGCCAGAAGCAGCACTGAAGGCTGCAGCTGAGATCCGTGAAGCAGAATCACCGAAGTACTGGAACGATCCTAGACCTAGACGACCAATTCAATCGTCTTCGTCTTGGGTTCAAGGATTGCAGTATGATCCTATCAGCCAGATCTTGACTATGAACGGATATGCCTGTGCTGCAACTCCTGAAGATGTACAGAAGATACTTGAAGGTAATTACTTGTCAGGTAACGGTTCTGTGGGTAGATCATTGATGAACTTATGGCGAACTAAAGGAACAGGAAAGAATTCTGGCCTTGGTGCATTGCCGCGTTAGAACTCCCCTATTTATGAATAGTACAGCTGGAACGAGGCTGGCTGTACTATTACAGAATTACCTCGGTTAAGGAATGACAACCTTTATGCCAATGTCAACAGAAGACGCCTTCAAATATTTGGAAGGCAACAATAAAGCCAGTGAACCCGAACAGAAAGTAGAATCTGCCCCATCAGTTGATGATACTCCTGCGTCTGATTCTAAATCACCTGAGAACGTCGCTCAAGTTGAAGATAAAGCTGAACCGGCTGAACCTAAGCAGCCAGACAATGACGGTAAGCCTGCTGAAGATACCAAAGGAAGTGATGAGCCTAAGGAACCGGAAGTTAAGGTTGATGATAAGAAGGATAAGCTCTCCCAAAGAGATTATGCCTTTATTCGCGAGAAGCAGAAGCGTAAAGAACAGAAAGCAAAGTATGAAGCACGCATTAAGGAGTTGGAAGAAGAACTCAAGAAGCGTGATGGACTAGAGGCAAAGCACTTTACGAAAGAAGATGGTTCTGCAGATCCTGAAGCATACATTCGTAATGAATTCGCAAAGCGAGACATGACTGACGAATTGAATCGTATCAAGCAGCAAGACGCTCAAGAACAGAATCAGTTGGCAGTTGAACAAGACAGAATCATTACAGAACATTGCTTCCAAGGTAAAGAACTTGACGAATATCGTAACTTGATTGCATCTAAGGGTAATGCCTTTGCTGCTGCATTGAAAGAACATGATACGAATGATGTTGTTCTGAACTATCTCGATACTCTTCAGGAATATCCGATCGTTCTTAAGGAACTCATGACTAACATGGACACATTACGCCGTCTGTTCAGAAGCAAGGATCCTGATACTCTCAAGCACAACATTGAGAAGATCTCAGGCGAAATTCTTGATAAGGCTCACACTAAGCCGCAGTCTGTGGAAGTTCCGCAACCGCAGCCAGTTGAACCGAAGAAAGCGCTTCCAGTCATTGGAAAGCAAATAACAAATCAGACAACAACCGTTGAACCGACTGTCAAAGATAGACAGTACTGGAACAACTATCTAAGAAATCATCCGCATGGATAAGGAGAAATAAATCATGGCTAATGTATGGGGTACAAAGAAATATAATGACCTTGTGGCACTTCGTGCTGCTGAAGTTGGTAGCTATCTCACTGTCTGTTCTGACTCTCGTCTCGCAGACCAGTTGGTAGGTAAGCGCAATGATATTAACGACATGGAATTTGTCGTTCGTGACGCTGGTAAGTATGTCAAGGGTAAGGACATTACCGGACAGTCTTCTAACCTCGTTGAACGTAAGGTTAAGATGTCAAGCTTCTACGGCAACGTAATGATTGACACTGACTACGTTGAAGCAGTTACAGACGTTAACTGGGATAAGGAAATCGCTATTCCGAACGGTAAGGCACTTGTTGAAGGTCTTGTACAGGACGTTATTGACAACGATCTTGGCCGTCAGAACACTGCATTCGTTGGTGTTGGATTCCTTCCATTGACCAAGGCTGATGCATTCCTTCGTTCTATCACATCCGAAGAACGTCATGGCTTCATTGACCCGCAGATTGATTCTATCGTATCTGCTGCTGGTAAGGGCTTTGCTCCGGTTGATGCAGAACCGCTCTACAAGAAAGGTATGCTTGGCAAGATGGGTACTGTAGAATACCACGAACAGCAATTCCTTCCATCTCTCGAAATCTCTAAGGATCTTGAGAACGCTCTTTCTACTGCAACAGTTACCTCTTATACTCAGGGAGCAACTGCTGACGTAATCCAGACTTCTGTTGGCGAAGTAATTCCTAAGGGAACTCCGTTGTTCATTGAAGGCGTCTATGCTACTAACCTCGTTGGTAACAAGACTAGCTCTTTGAAGGCATTCATTGCTATTGAAGATTCTGTTGATGGCGCAGTTAAGGTTCGTCCTGTTGACTTCGCTGGTCAGGGCACTAAGGAAGCAATCTTCGCAGACAAGACTAACGTCACTGCTGCTGGACTTGCTAACAAGAAGCTCGTTAACGGCCTTAAGGAAGGTTCATACTTCTGCGGTATCATCCGTGCTAAGGGCGCATTCGAGTTCGATGCTCTCAAGAAACAGGATTGGTCTAACGCTGACCTTACCTCTGAATCTGTTGAAGGCGTGATCGTTCATACTGCTCGTGCTGTGAACGTTGAAGCTGGTACCAACAAGACTCGTTGGGCAATCGTTGCATTGGCTCAGACTGTTGAACCAAGGGCAGCTACTTACGTCTGCATCAAGGACGCAACTGCTAACTTGATGTCAATGTAATCTGACGATTAGATAAGAATTAACCACGAGGCTACTGCTTCGTGGTTTCTTCGTCTTAACGGCTAAGTAAATCAGTTACTTCTTTCAGATGGTTATTTGCCCATCGCTGATTGAGATAGTCCCATTGGTACTTGAGAATTTCTCCATAATGTTCATTTGCTCTGTCCACAATATACTTTATTGTCTGTGGTGTAGCGTTACATGGAATCTTCTGATAGGGATGAGCACCAGCATACGGCGAACCTGGGAAATCATTAACGAGACAGACTCGACCTACAGCAGCAGACTCTAGATACTTAAGGTCTGACTTGTTACGATTGAACTCATTGTCAGCAAGTGGAGCAATAATGAATCGGACATTTCTTGTCTCTTGATAGAACTGAGGCGGATACAGTGCCATTGAGCAACCTGGGTATGACTTTACTGGCTTAAGGAAGTATGGCGCCAATGACTTATTCATGACAGTCTGACCAGATAGATACTGAATCAATGAAGTAGAGAAGTCGCCTTGCTTCTTATTGACATTGTCAAAGTGAGAATGAGATCCTGCAAAGTAGAAGATATTCTCCTTTGGTGGCTGAGAGAATGGGAAGAACCAATCTTTATATGACAGCATGTTAGGAAGGACAACGATCTTCTCTTCAGGAACGATTCCCTTGAGATTCTCCTTTATTCTTTCCGTTGAGACAGTAACAACATCAGCAAGGATATTGAGATACTTCTTCATGTCTATGAGATTCTGTTCTGCATTAATCTTCTCACGGCAGATGTTATATTCTGGAAGTCCAGTGCCGTCAATCGGCGAAGTCCAGACCATATCATCATAGTCCACAATGAACTTCTGCTTGGTTGTCTGCTTGAATCCAATCAACTTCACGAATAGATCTTCAGTGGTAATTCTCTGAGTCCATACTACTGTTGAGTTAGGTACTGCTCGCCATTTACCAGGTGGCATGATTGAGACATCTTCATTCTGAATCTGCAGTAAATGTGCCCACTGCATTAGGCGATAGTATCCGCAACCTGAACGGTCTGCTGGAACGATTGTTATTGGTGACATATAGCTCCTTTCTTATGTGTAGAGAATTCATCCATGTAATCATCAAGACAGGCTTGGCAATGTTCGGTAATTCTCTTGTCTTTCTTACGTTGATCTTGCATGTTCGTGTAATAGTGACACGCTGCTGTATAAGCAATTCGGTATGCGTAACTATATATCTTGCCTTTAGATGGGTCGAACATAGTAATGCCTTGAACTATCTCGAAGATCTGCTGGTCAAGTATCTGCTGCTTCTCATAGTACGGCTTGGCTCTGAACTTTGGTCCCTCAAGTACAATAATACAGATAGTTGTCAGATACTGTCCATATCTATCATTCTCAGGGTCAGTTAGAATCTCACCGTCCTTCAACTTCATGACCAGATGCTCGAAATCGTCAAGGTCAAGATCGTAATTCTTTGTAAATTGAGGATCCTTATAGGAAATATGGATCATTCGCTTCCTATGTGGATCTTTCCATGATGGATATTGCATATTTATTACCTCTAAATTTATATATCCGCACCTATTTATGTATAGAAAGAATCATACAGCTACGTCTAGGAGATAGAGAATTATGATTACATCAGAACAAGCACAGGAGCTCGGATATCTATTGGATCCGTGCTTCCAGATCGTTAATACGGCAGGTAAGCCGGTTACTAACGGTTACATAGAAATTTATCTGCATGGTACACGCGTTAAGTACTATGCATTCTCGGACTGGAACGGTTCATTGCATCCTTTCCAGATTCCACTCGACTCACTCGGTTCAAATATCGTACTTGCTGACCCAGCAAATTCATACGATGTCTACGTCTACAATGCATTCGGCACGCTCTTGATGTCCAGATACAATGTAAAGGTATCTGCTGCAAATGCTCAAGGTGGCGGTTCAGCTCCCGTAACTTCTGCGACTGTTCCAGCAATGTTCCTTGGTGAGTACGGCGTTCAGGTTCCAGTACTTGAGAATCAGACAGGATTGCCACTTCCATTGCCAAAGGGTGAGTACAATACCTATACACACAATGCAGATGAGATCATTGACCATTACGATTCTGAAGGTCTTTACATGTACTTGAAGCCGGGTGTGTTCTTCGTGAACGCAACTATCCGATTCAGACAGAATAGAGACAACATCAAGAATAAAGTAACGAACATCAAGATCTTTACTGGTAACGGCAACTGGAATGAAGTGAACGTCAACAAGATTGACTGTACTGGTCAGCATGCAGAAGATGACTACAATTACATTCATTGTACGTTCATTCGAGTAAATGACTCAGAAGATACGGACTTCGGTCGCTTCAGCTCTGGCATCCTTTACTTCCGTCCATTGGTATACGATTCATCTTGGGAATCATGTTCTATCCAGAGATTGGAAATCGTTAAGTTGAATACCATCGGTGGTGAAGGCGGGCAATCATACATTCCTGGTGATTACGTCTCAATCGTGGGCAACGTTATTTCCGTTACTGGAGTATTGCCTGAATCTGCATCTGGTGATTTCGTTCAGTATGAAGAATTCAATACCGAGATTCAGAACATACATAATGAAATTGACAACCTTGAGATTACAGTACAGAATGCAACTGCACAGATAGTTGAACAGACCACAGAGATCGTTACTTCCGTAATTGAAGAAGTAACGCCGCCGTTGGTTACTTCAATCATTGAGCGAGAACTTGCTGGTGTAACTGGTGAATTTGCTACAAGAGATGAATTGGAATCTGCAACAGCAAATCTTCAAGACCAGATAGACAACATACCAGCACAAGTACAGTCTGACTGGGCTCAATCAGCAACAGGTGAACCTGACTACATCAAGAATAAGCCAGAAGTATTGCCGCTCGTTGCTGGTCAGAACATTGCTATTAATGAAGTTAACGGTGAGATCGTTATCTCAGCTGAAGGTGGTCAACCAACTGGTGACTATGTTGAGAGAGACGAACTCGAGAATGTTACTTCACAGATAGAAAGTGAGATTGAGAACGTTACTTCACAGATTCCATCAGATGTTGTAACTCATGCAGAATTGGAAGCAGCAACTGCTAACATCCCTGCTCAGGTTCAGTCTGACTGGACAGAATCAGACAGTTCAGATCCTTCTTTCATCCAGAACAAGCCAACGGAATTGAGCTTGGTAGAAGGCACGAATATTCATATCACTAAGAGCGGTAATGAAGTCATTATCTCTGCTGACAATGGTGCTACTGGTGCAGTTACTCAATCAGAACTTGCAACAGCAACAGCAAATCTTCAGACAGAGATTGAGACAGTTACTGGTGATGTAATTGATACTGTTACTTCAATGATTCCTGCTGCTCAAGTACAGAGTGACTGGACAGAGTCTGATACTTCGGATCCTTCATACATCCAGAATAAGCCTTCAGAGAAGACCCTCGTTGAAGGACAGAATGTGCATATCACTGCTTCTGGTGATTACATTGTCATTTCTGCTGATGGTGGTCAGGTTACTGGCGACTATGTAGAACGTGATGAACTTGAGACAGTTACAGCAGAAGTACTTGACCAAGCAACTGCTAACGTTCCTGCTCAAGTACAGAGCGATTGGACTCAGACTGTAACTGGTGATCCGTCATACATTAAGCACAAGCCAGATACTTTGCCATTGGTAGCAGGAGACAATGTTGCTATCAATGAAGTAAATGGAGAGATTGTCATTTCTGCTCAGGGCGGAGTAACCGGAGATTTCGTTGAGACTTCGGATTTGGAAGCTGCTACCGCTGAGATTCAGTCAGAGATTGAGTCAGTAACAGGCAAATTGCCAACAACCGAAACTGGTAAATTTACTATTCAGAATAATGTAGCTGGTGGACCGATAGAAGTCACTTGCCCTACTGATGTTGGCATGGCAGTATATGAAGATCTTCTAACAGAAAGCGCTGTCAGCGGAACCGTTGTACAAAGCTCATCTAGCAAGCTCATTGTGTATAAGAGCCCCGGCTTTGATGATGATTACTGGAGTTATACTGGTGGTCAAATTGTAATGTCTGTGCCGGAAGACATTACAGGCATATACAACATATATGCTTACTATTCACCTAACAGTACTCCTACAGGCACAAGTGCTCCTTACTTCATAAATAGCTTTGTAGTACCTGATACTAGCAACTACAAATTGGCAGCTGGTAATTATACAA